TAGCACGAGACCATCCATCCTCTCCAGGGTCGCCCGGGTCTCCGTCATCGCCCTTGTCACCCTTCGGGCCTCTGCCGCCCTTCGAGATGCGTATCCTATCCTCATAGACGGAAATCTGCGATATGGGAGTATCATTACCCTTCGGGTAATCACGCACCACTACCTTGAAGTCCTCGTATGTCCTTCCGTCTTGGTAGTATATCTCACTGTCGGCGTGGACAACATAGGCTTGTGCCATCTCGTCGTTCAACTCTATCCATAGGTCAATAGGGTCAGCACCCTCCGTCTCAGGTTCTACCACACGAAGGTAATACCATTGGTACTTGGGATTGTTGATGCCTTGCGTGACCGCCGTCAGCGTTATCGTCTGCCCCGTGAAATTGCCTTCTGCGTCGCTCACGAAGAGCTTGCTCTCCGCTTGTATCTTCACACCCACCACCGTAGGCACGAAGACTGCGTTCGGGTCTTCTTGTGCGGGAATCCTGCTCTCGTCCACATCCTTGTCCCGTAACCGCTTGTTGGCGGCATTGAGTTCACCCGTGATGACTTGAAGCATAGAGTCCACCTTCTCGTCACGGAGTGTCACGGAGTAGATGGGAATCACATCATCGTTCTCCGCTATCGTCACGGTCGAAATGAGAATCCAGTTCACATTCGGCTCACTCACGATGTAGGTCTCAATCAAGTCGGGGTCATACACGGGCATATACAGACCTTCCACGAGCGTCACCGATGCGAGGAACACCTCCTTGGAATCCACTTCGGGGACATACGCCATCACCGGCTTGCACATAGCCGCCAACGCACTCGCAGCCGCAGCACGGAGGCGTGTCTCTGCCGCCGTCACATACTTTGCGGGCATCTGTATGTCCAAGAGCACGAAATCATCTCCCGACTCTATCGTATAGACACTGTTCGGGAAATACTGCATTATGCTCGTATCGTCCTGCCGTTGGCACTCCAACACCCACTCACCCGTGACGGAATTGTAGTCTGCGGAGTTGATGACGAACTCACGCCCCGCACATAATCCCGTTTTCATCGCAAGAGTGCCGATACCGTTGTCCGCTACGACACCCATCGCATTGAGGTCAAATCCCAACTGCCTGAGACTTAGTGTGAAGGTCTTTTCTATCGTGTACTCGTTCTTGACGGTGATGGATGTGGATGAATGTGAGTAGTGGAGTTCAAGGTCGGGAGCCGTGTCGGAGAGTTTCAACTCAACACGGAGATAGACATAGAGATTTCCGTAGGCGTTGGTGGTGAAACTCACATCGGGACACTCGAAAGTGAAATCCGTCTGCATCTTCGTGGATGTAATCTTCGCCTCCGTACTCGTCATAAGGGTGCTTCCGAGATACACTTCCACAAATGCCTTTGGAACTTCCGTAAGATAATCACCAAGAACAAGTCCAAGGGATGAGCAAGTCACCGTGCCGTGCAAACCACCCATACCGACCTTTATGCGTCCCGCCGTACCTCCTGGGTTTATCGTCTGTCCGCTCGGCTCAGTACTCGCTATGAAAGCCTCGTTGCCCATCGTCACCGCCTCCTGACCCGCAGCAGTAGCGTAGGTGCGGTTGAGTGATGCCACGGGAAGGGTGACAATCTCGCCCTTCAGCTTCACGCTGTCATCCGTGTACATACCATCGTCCGTGGGATTGGAGCAAGAGTAGATAGTGTCTATCGGGTCGGTGGAAAGCCACCCCGTCGAAGGGAAATCGGCATCGGCAACATCGCCAACGGTCATACCCGTCACGGAAGGATAGATTTCATCACGGTCGCCGCTACCATCGAAACGGAGCACCTTCGGTATCAAGCCGTACCTGTCCACCGCCGTGGCGTTCTCAAGGTACGCAAGCCGTGCGTCACGCAAGCCGCCAGTGAGTCCCCAATCGGTCTGCGGCAACATCAAGTGAGGGATATACACGCTCTCGTGGTCTTTGATATACGGAGTGAGGTTGTTGTAGTACCTCGTGGGCATATTGCGGTCGCTTCCGTAGGCATAGACACGGGTGGCAACCTCGTTCTTCGTGGACACCGCACGGGTGAGAACCTTGAGACCGTTACCCTCGCCGTAGGAGAACTCTGGCGTGGTGTTGCTTGCGTCCTGCAAGTTCGGTCTTCCCAAGACGATGGTGTGCTTGCCGTTCTCCACCTTGTATATCCACGATATGCCCTTCCACAAGGAGTATATCTGATTGAGGGCATCCATACAAGTGCCGTCCGAAAGCGAGAAAGCCTTGACCTCGCTCATAAGGCTGGTTATCTCCGTGTAGGAGGTGGACATCGCACGGATAGTCCATTCACCAGGGGCAAAGTCATCCATATTCGCCTGTATGCGGTCTATGATGCCGTACACGCTCTCATAGGTATCCACATTCGGTATGGAGGAGAAATGGATGCCGTTATCGTATTCCACGATGTCACGGAAGAGAGCAATCTCAAGGTCTTTCGTCGCACAGTAGAACTGCACATTCTTATAGACGAAAGCATCTCCCGCCGTACCACTCGTGGCACTCTTCACCACTTGTGGGATGGTGTAGAGCTTGTATCGGAATCCCGTCCGTGAGTAGTCCACATAGTCGCCTATCTGCCACTCTATCGGGGTTGCCGACGCTATCTCCGAGAACTCCAAGTAACTCGGCTTCCCGAAGATGCCGTTGTATTTCGGTGCGCCACTGTATCGGATGGTGCTACCGTCCCTTGACATTACATTGAATCTCGCCATACGCTATGCAGTATCTATGACATCACCGAGAATAGCGATACCCTCCACGGGTGCAGCACCGATGTTCTCACGGGCCTGGAGTTGCTGACTCACGGTCAGCGTCTGGTCGGTGAACCTCACCACATCCGTCACAATCGGGTCGGCATTGTCAGCCGTGATGACTCCGTTCGAGAGCGTCATCCTCGTCACGGGGTCATTGACCTTGAACTTCACCTTGAACATCACCGTTGCCGTGCCGCTACGCTCCTTGAAGGTGGAATCGTCGAAGTCGCTCCCCGCATACCGCACCCGTTGGAATCCGAGTTTGGTGTACTCGTCGTATATGCGGAAAGTCCCCTCACGGACTGCGGTGAAGAATGTCCAAGCGGCGGCGTGAAGGTCTGCCGCAGCCGTGGTGTTCGCTCCGTCAACCGCTTTCATATAGAACTCGACTTCAATCTCGAAGCCTTTGTAGTGCATCGTGGTGGTGTACTCGTCATCACCATCCTCGTCCTTCCAATCATTACTGTACGGGTCTTTGGGTGTCGGGAGCAAGGGATAGGGGTTGGTCTTTGCGACCATCCCCCACGCAGCCTTGGTGTCCGTTGCCGTGGCGTTCTCGCCGTACTGGATGTAGAAGGGTTTGTAGTTCGCTATAGGTATATCTACTATCGGCATATATCGTTTGTTTTAACTACATAAATACTCGAAGTGCAGGGCCGTCGCTCATAGTCATCATACTCTGGAGGTTCTCCAATATTGCTTGTGCCGCCACCGCATTGTTATAGGTGTTGGCTTGGATTTGGGTCAAGTACTCCGCAAGAGTCGGTGTGGGAAGCGAGTTGACATTCTGCGATGCGACCGCCTGACGGATCGCAGCGACATCGGCACGGATGGCGTTGACATACGATGCGAGGAGATTTGCCGTGTCCTCTGTGATGGACTTGATGCCACCACCAAGCGTATTCTTGGTCTCGCTGTCCTCGGTGAAATATCCACTCAAGGAGTTCAGCACATCCTCAAAGAAAGGATAGTACTCCTCAAGTTCTTTGACCTTCTGTGCAAACAAATCCATCACGCCACTGGAGTCACGGGCAAGGGTAAGGCTCGTGAGCATATCCTTGAACTCACCGTTGAAGATATTGTCCATAATCGTGTTCTTGACAAACATCTCCGCATATTGGGTGGCAACATCGTCCAAGATGTCACCGTAGTCTGCCGCAGCGTTCCCTGCCGCTTTCCACTGCTCCACAATCTTGCTTGCGAAGTCATCCGCTATATTGCCGACCAAATCCGACATAGCATCATCAAGTTGGTCAAGAGCGTTGTTGTAAGCCGTGGCATCCGCTATCGCTTGTTCAAGTGCCCTCTTCTCCTTGTCAGAGAAGTTATCGTATGTGTCGCTAATCTTCTGCAAGGCTTCCACATTCACACGCCCCATCTCATCGTACAACTCGGCTCCCGTCTCGCTCAACAACTCCATTATGGTGGTGTTCTTGTTCGTGAAGAGCTTTGCCCAAGCAGCAGGCGCGGTAGGTGCGAGAAGGAACTCCCACCATTTCGATTTCTGTGTGGAGACAGTGATTCTACTCAGCGTCCCCTCAAGTCCGCGCATCGTGGAACTGAGACTCGTGATAAGGTTGTATGAGTTCTGGATCGCACGGAAGGTGTTGTGACCGAATATGGAATCCACGCCCGAAGCAAGGTCTGCTGCATACCTCATCTCTTGGAAAGCGATGGTCAAATCCTCTACTGCGTGTTTGAACTCTATGGATGCCGCAATAGCATCCGTCCAGACCTCCGCAACGTGCGTTACAATCGCCATAATAGCACCGAAGGTGTCACCGTTGGCGAGAGCCTCCACCATCTTGACGGAAGCCTCTGCGGCTCTGTCAAGGTCTTCTGCAAATCCCTTCAAGGCAGGGTCACGGGTCGCTTCGGAAAGTCTCTCAATGGAACTGATGGATACATCAAGTGCTTGCTTGTAACGCTTCACTTGCTTGACAATCTCCATCCACTTCTTCTCCTCTGCCTGACCGTTGATTTCGTCAATAGCCTTGATAACCGCCTCCTTGAAAATCTCAATACCACCCTCAACACCCTGCAACTGTTCGGGCAACTCGCCAAAGTAATCCGCAGGATTCTTCGCAAGTTCGGCAAGTTTATCTTGGAGCTTGGTGAGTTCACGGGCGGTAAGGTCTGCCATATGCGAGAGGTCAATCTCACCGAGACCCTCCCAATTCTTGACCCACTTTTCAGCCTCCTTGCGGATGCTCTCGTTTGCTTCCTTTAGGGCATTGGCTTTCTCTGTGATGGTCTTATTGGTAACTTCATCAAGTGCGGCATCGAAGTCGAAACTGGGGTCAAGAGTAGCATTTGCGGCGGCACGTTTCAACGCTTCCTCTCGCTTGTTGTCAATCTTCTCCATCTCCTTGCCGTAGCGGTTGATGACCTTGGAGATGTTGAACTCCGACCCTTCGCCAAACAGTTCGGATGACTCAAGCCAATCTTTCATAAATTCCTCGTAGTCATCTGCCGCTTTCTTCGCCCTCTTCCACTGCTCAAACTGTTGGTCAATGCCGTTGAGTCCGAGTTCGTCACGAAGAGCCTGTGCCGCCTTCTTGTCGTACCTTTCAAGGGCATTGGCAATCTCTATCAAGACTTCCTTGTAGTTCTCCGCATTGATAATCTCGTTCTGGTCGGGGAAGTAGGAAATCAGAAGATTCTTGATGCTCTGACTATCCATACCCGCATCCTTGAGCTTGTCATACCACTTGAGCAAGTCTTTGAGGGTATCACGGCGCGTCTCCAATTCCTCTTGCGCCTCCGGCTTGCCCGATGTACCCGATGACTTGCGGGTCTTGTCATTGACGGTGATATGAAGAGCCTTGCCGATGTCCTCTATGGTCTTCTTCCTTCTGTCAAGGTATTCGTACTGGTCTTTCGCCTTTGCAAGCACCTCCTCGTCAACTGCAAGTCCTTTCTGCTTGTCGGCAACCAATCCGTTGTATGTCTTCTGTGCATCGGCGAAAGTCTCGGTGACATCCTTGTACTCCTTGCGTATCTTGTCGGTGTACTCGCTGTATTGGTCTTCCAACCGTGCCAAGAGGTCACGCTGACCGCCACCTTTCGCCACGGGATTGACGAGTTCCATCAGCCAAGAGTCATCCCCGGGTTTGAGGTCATCCAACTGCTTCTGTATGTCTTTTATCTGATTGTCCCACGCACCCTCCTTGCCTAACTCAGCAGCCTCCTTGTTCAGTTGCACATAAGTGTCCTTGATGGCATTGAGTTTGGCAATCTTGTTGTCAAGGATTTTCTGCTCTGCCTCCTCCTTGTCCACCACTTGCTCCCTAATTCGGTTCTCTTCCTTCGCAAATTCCGCCTCTATCGGGCCAATCCTCTCACGCTCCTGAGCAGAACTGTAACCTTGTGATCCAAAGCGTAGGTCAAGGGTATGGTTGAAATCCTTTTCGGCTTCCACAACATCCCTTACGGCATCGCCATATTTCTGCACTTCCGTGCTGATGGAGTTCCAATACAATTGTGCATCCTTCTGCCATTGGGCATAAAGGTCATCGCCAAGGTACTCCTTCAAGGTGGTGTTGAATACATCCGATATTGTACCCTCTTCAGACTGCAAGGCATCACGGAAGCCTTTGATAAAGTCATCCACCACGCCCTCAGACAATCCCCTGCCTCTCATCGCTTTCACGAGATCGTTAGCAGTCTGCGACACCTTCTTTCCCTGCTTGTCTTCAATCTTCTGCAATCCTTCGGCTTCGGCATAGGCTCTTGCCCTCGCATAGATGGCGTTGGTAACGGTCTGCTCTGCCTTGGCTATCTCAAGCAAGGCGTTCTTTTCATTCAAGAGGTTAGGTAGGTACTCACCATACTGATTGTTCAGTTTGGAGATGGCATCACGGTAGTTCTGGCTGCCCTCCGTGGCGTGACGGAGTTGGTCAACCAAATCCTTGAACCCCTTGACGGCTTTGTCTGCGGTGCGTAACTGGGCATCCGCAATTCCGTTCAACTCCTTCTTGAATTTGTGGGCTTGGATGGCAGAGGACGCGAGATATGTTCCCACCGCCATCACCGCAGCACCCAATACCGCCCACGGATTGATGGACATTATGGCTTTCTCAACCGCAGCGAAAGCGGCACTATCTGCGGTAAGAATCTTAATCGCCTTGCTCAACTGTTGAGTTGCTTTCGTCCTGTTGATGCTTGCAAGCAGGTTTGCTTCCTCAATCACCTTGACTACGGCGGCAGTAGCCCTGTACGCTCCGTATGCCACCACTAAAGATGTGACTGCCCTACCAACCTTCTCATAGTTGTCAGCAAGGCTACGAGCCATATCCACCGCCCCCTTGAGCAGACCCTGCTTCTTGTCTCCGATCTCGGAGAACATAATCTGATAGGCATCCGTCAAGTTGCTTATCTTTCCCTTGAGGGTCTCGGCTTGTACCTCCTGCATCTCGAAGAACTTGCCACCTTCCGATGTCATATTCTTAAAGACCTTCTCCACCATCTCGAACGGAACCATTCGCTTGGAGATTTTATCGAAGACATCTCCCACGGTGATTCCCTCCTCGCCAAGTTCCTCAAACTGCTTCTTCAACTCCACCAGGATGGGAATCCCGGCCTCAGTCAGCTGTCTCACCTCTTGCCCACGAAGGAAGGATGCAGACCTAATCTGTCCATACGCCAACACGAGACGATCCATCCCGACACCGAGACCGGCACTCACATCCGCAAGCATCTTCGTAGTGTCATACAACTCTTCTACGGGAATGGAATATGCGGACAACTGCTTGGCATAGGTAGCCAAGTCCTTGAATTGGAACGGCGACCTCACCGCCAAGTCCTTCAACTGGTCAAAGAGTTTCCCGGCCGCTTGCACATCGTTCAAGATAGCACCGAGCGTTACCCTCTGCATCTCAAACTCGCCCGTGATACGGGTAAGCGTCTGCACGAGATTCATCGCTCCACGGACAGAGAAATAGGTCAATACCATAGAACCCATCTCACGCCAGAGCCTACTGCTTCTGCCCAGCAGTGAGTTGTTCTCCTTCTGTAACCGATTCAGCCTTTCTTGAGCCGTCTGGGTCTTGATGACCTCCCTCGCCTCTTGTTCACGAGCCTTGGTGACTTCCTTCCTCGCACGAGCCTCGGCTGCGGCATCGTCCACATAACGGGTGTTATGCTCCTTGTTCCGCTTCCGCTCTATCTCCAACTCGGTTCTAAGGTTGTCCTTCAGAATCTTGTTGAGATTCTTGGCACTCTCAACATCCTGCGCGGAGATGGGACTGATTGATCCCTTGATTTGCATAAGGTTGGACAGCGTGGTATTCAACTCCCTCGCCTTGTCCAGCATCTGCCCCACTTTAGTATTGAACTCGGTGTCATTGAGGATGACATTGAAGTTCAGTTGCTCAAGATTCGCCATATATCGTACTAATTTTATTCATCCACGATACCGTCGAAGACATCTTCAACGGTGTAACTCCCCGTCTCTCTCGCCTTACGCTTCCTCTCTGCCGCCTCCATCGTCCTCCGTACCATCTCATCCTCCTCGGCACTCGTCGCCTTCTTGGAATCACGATACAAGGTGTGAGGCAAGTCCGCACTCATCAACTCTATCTGTGGCATCGTCAGGAAACACCGATAACCCCAATGTCTGACTCCCCACCTCGTCCGTCCGTATTCGGGGTACTTTTCAACGAAACTTGATTCGACTCCGAGAGAAGTTCGGCTCGGTATTGCTCTGCTTCCTTTTTCGTCATCCTCATCCAGTCCGTCCTCATATCCACCGAGAACGCCATATTCGTCCAGTGTGCGGTAAGCTGAAGTTTTTTTTTACCTTCCGTGATTATCGGCATCATCTGAGCCTCCGTATAACCCCTCAAATAAGCCCATATACGCCACTTAAAGGGATAGACGAGGCGTAATGCCCAAAAGTTGTTCAAGGACAAAATAACCGCCTCTTTCACGGCAAAGTAAGGCTCTCTACACATTGACTTGAGCGTGGAAGCGGAATCGTCGGGGATGGACTCCACATCACGCTCTATCCAGAGCCTCGTCAACCGCTCAAGGGTGTAAGGCTTGATGCCCGTGAGCGTGACATATCTTCGTGTTCCTGGTATATGCACTCTTGTGGGTCTGTCATTGACTATCTCGTCATACCCTATCCGTGCTTGTCTTGAAACTTGTTCCATATTATCAAAGAAAAAAGGGACGGGCGGCAACAATCACCTCCCGCCCCATATCAAACATCCGTAACGGATTAAGCCGTGTACTTGGTGCAGATTGCCCAGTCACCCTGAAGACCCGTACTCTCGGTGTTGTTCAGGATAGTACCGTTAATCTTGAGGTAAGCGGGGTTGGTGGAGTCATCGTTGGACACGCCAACGGTCATCTTCACACGGGCGAAGGCGATGCCCTCAGTTCCCGCCATATTCTCAATGAGAGCGGTGGCATAGACCTCCTTCGGGGTGGCGAAGTAAGCCTGTGCGGTGTAGGTCGTTCCGTCCTGTCCGAGAATAGTTCCCGTGGAAGTGACGGTAGCACCCTTGTCGAAGAAGATGTCGCAGTAAGCGGCGGCAAGCACGGGGATGTTGCCCGTGAAAGTCCACTCACCGTCCTCGGTGGAGGTGTCAATCGTCGCATCCATCTGGTCAATCTTAATCTCGGTGGTGGTCGGGTCGGCCTTCGAGAGCTGGAAGGAGTCCTTCAAGGTGAAGAACTCGTCAGCACCACTGAATGAGAGGTTTGCCCAAGCGACACCGTTGGTGGAATCGTAGGGCATCAGGGAGAAATGGCTCTGCCCTTTGAAAAGGGTGGCAAGGAGGGTCTTCGCCCAGGTCTTGCTTGTGCCAGTGAAAAATCTAACTGCTTGTGCTGCCATTGTTATCTATTTTTTATAGTTACACTGAATGTGATTATCCGTGCGTGGAAACCGTAATCGTCCGCTACATCAGGGAGTACGAAAGGATGGATGTCTATAACATAGTCCTCGGTCTCTGCGGGAACTGCCGCCATCAACCTCGTCTGCATTATCTTGAGCTTCGTGGAGTTCTTCATCGCTTGCAGGTCACGGGCGAAGAGATGGACACCCACCTCCGTCTCACCGTATGTCGCCATATCCTCCAACTTGCCCGTCATACGCACGACCGCAAAGTCGGATGCGGGGACGGTAGCCTTTGGTCTGGCATCGTACACGGTCTCCGTAACGCCGCCGTTGATTACGAAATCACGGAAAGCGGACTCAAGTTCTGTTACATCATACATCTTCATACTGCAAAGGCTTTGAAGTACCTGCTGAAATCATCGGACTTGAGGTCGCGGATGGCGGCTCTCATCGGAATGAACTCATACAAGGCGTTGAAATAGGTCACGGGTTTCACGGTTGCGAGGATTATCCCCACATAGCCGTCGGAAGAGGCACGGGACTTGACATAGTTCAAAGCATCGTCCGCATTGCCACGGAGAAGACTGTCGCTACCCCATAACTTGCGTTCGATCTCAGTGCCGTTGTGGAGAAGCACCCAACCGTAACCGTCGCCGTGGTCGGCGTGTCTGCGGTGTACGGAATCGTGCTCCTGGAGACAGTACTCAACACCCGCATCCAAGACGGCTTTCATTCCCGTGAGCATAGTCAACTCTGCCGAGGAGCGAAACCTCTCAAATGCCGATGTAATCTTGTTCGCGTTCTCCTCCAAGTATCCCATAACACTAATTCCTTATCTCGTCATACCAGATGTCCGTACCCCAGTTGAAGGTCATCTTCTTGACGCACTTCGCTCGGAAGGCACGCTCGTAGTCCGTTATCTCAAGGATGTCATCGAAATACAAGGGAGTGGTGAAAGGCGGGGTATGCAGGGTGATGTTGTACACCACCACATCTCCCATCTCTGCCAAGTTCCTCGTATTCGTCCTGTATCCACAAGCGATAGTAGTGGAGACACTACCGATAATCGGAGAACCGTTACTGTCACGCATCATCCATCCGTCACTCAAAGCAACGATACTCAACTCCACCAAGGAGTAGGTGGCATCGCCGTTCGAGTCAAGGACATAGTTGCCGTTACCGTCCTTCACGGGACGATAGACCTTCAACTGATGCGGAAAGCGCGGATTGCCTGGATTCTCTATCATATCAGTACAGACTCTTCATCACTATCGCCCCGGTACTTGGCACGTCAACGCCCCACTTCGCGTACAACATCTTCGCAAGAGCTCTCAACCCGTTGCGGTCATATACGTTCTTGGAGGAACGCTGACGCTGCCAACCACCGTCGGACTCGTAATCGCCGGAAGCGGATGTGGAAGATGACGCAAGGAACATATACAAGTCCGCACAAGCCAAGTCCTTCTGTCTCTGCGTCACATCGTTGATGTTCGCACCTTCGGGGATACCCCAATCGGAGAGGATGGCTTGGATCGTGTTCTCCTGCAAGTTGAAATCAACCTTGCCGTTCAAGTACTGCTCTATCGTCATAGTCCACTTTTCTTTTATCGGTTACACGCACTCAACACTAAGAAGCGTTGATACCAGTGAGGTAGAACATAAGTTTCGGCTTGTCGGGAGCGACCACGGAGGTCATCTCGCCAGAGTAGCTCTGACACTTCTTCACGAAGTCAGTGCCGATGGTGAAAGCGGCCTTGCGACCGAAAGCGTAGGCGTAACGGCCACCCTCGAAGAGCATAGGCTCAACGGTGAGGATTTCACCGATGTTTCCATCGGGGACAAGGACGACATTCGCATCCGAGAAGGACGAGAAGGTGCGCTCTGCGAGGACACCACCGTCATTGTACTCCACACTTGAGATGTGCTTCTTCTCTACGATAGGCTTGCCTACGAGAGCTTCAAGGGCCGCAATCTGCTCACTGCGGGTGAAGGGCTTGAGGCTCGTCACGGTGTAGGTGGCATTGAGGGAGAAGCGGAGCTTGATGTCTTCGATGACCTGCGAATGGGCAAGGAGACGGTCGATGACGAGGTTGTTCATCTCGAAATGACAAGCGGTCAGACCCTTCTTGCGGGCAACTTCCACGAGGTCTTTCATATCCTTCACGGGGTCGGAACTTGCGACTGCGGAGTAGGTGGTTGCGGCAAACCAACCGTTACCACTGTTCACGGCAAACTTGTTCGCGGAAGGAACACGAGCCGAAAGGGTGAGGTTGATACCGTAAGGGTTGTTGGTGGAGTTGTACACGACACCCGCAGTCGAAACCATCTGGTCTCTCTGATAGGTGAGGGCGTTGGTGAAGGATGCGACCTGATTGGCGATAATCTCACCGATGGAAGCACCGGCGGATGCCTTGACCATTTCGGCACTCACATCACGACGACGGATGAGTTTCTTGAGAGTGCGAACCTTCGCCTCGTTGAGATACTCAACAGTCTTCATACGGGGAATCCTGCCCGTACCGATGCTCTGTCCCTTGCGGCCAAACGGAATGGCGGGGGAATCGGGGTCAACAACGGATGCGAGAGGAGCGATGCCGACATAGTTCTCCACCTGCTCGAAGGTGAAGTCGTCAAGGAGGTCATCGTTGAAACTGAAACCGTCTATTTCGAGTGCGTTGTAATCAGCAAGGACGGCATCAACAAAAGCCTGGAGGCGGGCCATATCGCCGCCGAGCGCATAGTACAGCGCGTCAAAGTGGGCTTCGGGAGAAAAAATATCCATAATGCGTTTCGTTTTAGATGATTAGTAACGTACTTCCTGATAGACATTCGGAACTGCGGCCTTCATAGCGGTTGCTACGGCGGCGGCGGGAGTCCTCTTGATGAGGATGCCCTCACCGTGGAAGTTCACGAGTGCGACGGATGCCTGAATGTTCGAGAGGCTCTCACCCGAAAGGGCGGGGTCAATAGCCACATCGTTGTAGAGATAGTATTCGGGCTTCACGGCGATAGCCTTTGCAGCACCAGCGTCTGCGGAAGCGGAATAGGTGAGCATATCACCTGCGGCGACGACATCAATGCCCGAAGTGGCAACGGTGATGACATAAGTGCCATCCACAGTACCAGCGGCGATGGACGAAGGAGTCCAAGCCTTGCCCGTGGCGGCGAAGGTAGCACCGACCTTCTGGAGAACATCGGTAGCCTTCGGAGCGAGTCCGGGGATGTTGCCCTTCACGGTGATGAGGGAATTGGTGGATGCGGTGGTGTAGGAGATGACCTCGAAGCCAAGGAGAGGCTTTGCGGTACGGCCATCGCTACCAAGTGCCATAGGAGTTCCTGCGGGGTAGAAAGCACCCGCATAGGCATAGTCCGAATCGAGGACTGCACCTACGGGAATCGGAGACACAACACCAAGCCAGACGGGAGTGATTTTCCCGACCTCGGCGTTCTTGTTAAAATAAGCGTTGTAGGTACTCATTTTTAAGGTTTTTAGGATTACTGATTCTTGGCCGGAAGAACACCCTTGTCACGCAGACGCTGAACCGCACCCGCAAATTCATTGGCATCGGGCTTCTCGCTCTTGGGGAAGAAATTTCCCACGGGCGGGACTGCACCGTCACCGTGAATCATCTTGTAGTCGGCATCGTATGAACCTCTGTACCTCTCCACGAGAGTCGCCTCCGTGTCACCCTCACCCACGACAAACTGCCGCATAATGATGTTCGTGACCGCAGGGTCGTCCCGTCCCGAAGCCTTGAGACCCTCCAATACCTTGGTTCGCATCTCGTCTGCCCGTGCCGCAGCATCCTTCGCATCCAAACGAGCCTTGAGTGCCTTGTTGTCATCCTGCATCTGCTTGAGCAACTTGAGGACGGCATCGTCACCCGTTGGCTTCGGCTCGGGGTCTGCCTTGACATCGGACGGATGTTGTTCCTTGTACTCGTCAAAGGACTTCTGAATGGTGGAACGCTGACGGCGTTCCGCATCAGCCGACTTCTGGAGTTCTTCTGCGATAAGCGTCATCGTAGATGCTTCAGCGATAGCACCCTCAATACCGCTCTCGTCGGTGACGGTCTTTTCCAACGCCGAGGCAATCCGGTCAACAGCCTCACTACTAAGCCCGAAACGCTGATATTTAGTTCTTAGTGCGTTAATGATTTTTGTCTTCATCTTCTTGTCAATGAACTTGTTAAACATAAAATGTCCATCCCGAAGACGGTTCTCACCATCCCCGAAATGGACTATAAGGCGACCTCTTGGGTCTATTCGTTAGTCTGTCGCAGCCTGGTCACTGGCCTTTATGTCACTCAACTCCACCACGCTTGACCGCTTGCACGATGTGCAGTAGAGCGAGTACCGAAGCGTTCCACGAAGTTCGAGAATCCTTACCTTCAGGAACTTCCCGCAGTTCGGGCAACAGACCCTGTAATATGTAGGCTTCTCCATCGTCTTCCACATCAGTTTGCTCCAAAAATACAATCTTTTCACAATAAATATAGCACAGATTGCAACTTTATTGTAATTTTCTTGTGAATTTTGTAAGTGATGAAGAGACAGACCGATGATAAGCAGTTCCTCGACCCCGTATTCCTACGGTACGGGATGGAGGTATATACCAATGATTTCGCACAGACCATCCGTGAAGATGTCATCGAAAGGAAGAAGCAAGGTAAGCGTCTCGCCAACCTCATCCCCCAGGAGGGATTCCAAGAGAAAGTATGTACACAAGACGCTGACTTACTCATCGTGGGCGGGAAGAAGGGCGGCGGAAAGTCGTGGGTCGCGCTCTTTATGGCGATGCGAAATATGTTCAATCCCGATGTGGCTATGTATGCTTTCCGCAAGTACGAGGATGATGTCAAGCGTGGCCCGTGGAAGGAAGCGAAGAAAACCTACCGTGGATTCGGCACGGCAAAGGACTCCCTATACGAGTTCTCCTTCCTTGACGGCAAGGGTGCTACGATGAAGATGGAGCATATAGCCGACCTCGGCAAGATTTCCGACCGCTTCCGTGGTGCTGAACTCGCATACATAGACCTTGAGGAGTTGCCCGAACACACAAGGGAGAACCTTGATGTCATCTTCGACTTCCTCGCCGTCAACCGTAACACCGCAGGGGTAAAGTCACAGATGGTCGCCACTTGCAACCCCGTGGGATGGAAGAACAAACTACGCAAGTTCCTCGAATACTACATCAACCCCGAAACCGATACCATCATCCCGGAGCGTGACGGACAGAAACGCTATATGTTCAAGTACGGTCACGATGACACCGAGATTGCGTGGGGCAACACTTGGGAAGAGGTGTACGCACACCCCAAGGCGAAGATGAAGATTGACCTGCTCCTTATGGGACGGGACGACCTCACGCCCGAAGATATGATTATGACCGTGCAGTTCATCGAAGGTGACTACTCCGACAACAAGATTCTCCAAATCACGGACAAGCGGTACATATCACGCCTTGCATCGAAGGGTGACGGCTCGGTGGTCAATGACCTTGCGGGCGTGTGGCGTGACATTGACGAAGGTACGGGACTCTTATCGGGGCAGGATATGCAAAAGTTCTTCAAGAACACGGAGCAACGGGGTGACGGCATAAAGAGGGCATCGTGCGATGTCGCCATCGTCGGGGACTTCTTCGTCATCTGGGCAGCCGAGGGGCGGCACATCTACGATATGGCCGCTTGGTTCGGAGAGATGTCCGATGCCGTCATACCGTTCATAGAGGAGTTCCTACGCAAGAACGGAATCAACAAAAAGAACTTCACCTTCGATGCCAACGGACTCGGCGTGTGGCTTTCCACCAACTCTGCGTTCAAACTCTCCCACCCGTTCAACAACAAGTCCGCTCCGTCCGACAACCGCCTGTGGAACAACCTCAAGTCCGAGAGTGCCGAGAAATGGGTCAAGGAAGTCAAGCAAGGGATGTGGAGCATAGAGTCGGAGGTGCTTGACCGCAAGTTCACCGACAAGAAAGGACACACCTTCTCGCTGCGGCAGAGACTTGACGAGGAGAGACTCGCACTCAAACGCAAGGACGATACGGGAGCGAGATTCGAGATAATTGACAAGAAACAGATGAAACTCGAAGTGGGACACTCCCCCGACTTCGTGGAAGGACTCATAATGTTTATGCCGCTCTTCGAGGTTCACCAAGCACCGATAAGACGGGGATTCAATATATGGTAATATAACATAGTGCTATGCTTACAATCAATCAAATCTTAACCAAAGAGCCTTTCGTGAGGATGATACCTTCGATGGATGACCTTCCCACCGAGAAAGTCCGCTATGAAAAGGTCTCGCAGTCGGAGTTCCTGCGTGAGTACAACCCTACCTCGCATAAAATCAACTCCCTCAAGTATTATCCCAACCTCCTCTTCGTTGACCAGTCCAAGCACAAGAGGGAGGCGAAAATCCGTTCCCGCGTGGCGGTGGCGTGGCAGAGGCGAATCCACACCAAGCGAGTCCAGGCGCTCACGGGATACGACCCCAACATCACATCCACACGCTCCAAGTCGGACGAGGCATCGCAGAGACACCTCGCACAGTTCAAGGAAGGATGGGCGATAAAGGATATGGACACCGCCGTGCATCTCGCCATCCGTGACGACCTCCTCGTGGGCGATGTCGCCATCTGCGGATGGAAGTCCGACGGCAATTTCGGAACACGCATCTTCTCCTTCGCCAAGGGAGATACGCTCTATCCACACTTCGACCCGATGACGGGGGAACTCGACACCTTCGGACGCACCTTCTCACGCGAGATAGAGAATCCACAAGACCCTACGGGGTTGGAGACCGTCACCTTCCTCGATGTATGGACAAAGGAATACTATGTGCAGTACAGAAGCGCAGCACCGTGGGAGTTCGAGAAACTCAACGGCGACGGATGGGTGGTGACATCACCGATGAAGCCACACGCCTTCCCCTTCTGTCCCATCGCATACCACCGCTACGGTGAGCCGTGCTGGGCGGGGAGCCAGAGCCTCATCGAAACGCACGAACTCGCTATGTCGCAACTTGCGGAGAACAACGCACAGTACGCACTCCGTATCCTCTACGCACTCGGAGCGGAGTTCGAGATGGAAGGTTCTACCGACGGCACTCCAAACCAAATCAACTCCACCGATCCAAACGCAAAGGTCGGTTTCCTCGAACCCGCCGATTCAAGCGGTTCGTTCGATGTCCAACTCAACAAACTCGAAAAGGAGATTATGCGTTGCTCCTTCGCCGTGGAGAGTCCAGAACTCAAGAGCGGTGCGGACATATCGTCGCTCACCGTGAAGACGCTCCAACAGGACTCCTTCCTCAAGGCTCTTGACGATTCAAGGGAGTACCGCAAATTCCTTGACACCGTGGTACGCATCTTCATCGAAGGTTACGGCACGGAGGTCGGACTCATCCCCGAATTTAAGTCGCTCAACATCCGTTGCACCCTTCAGCCGTGGACATTTATGGCAGAGACCGAAACGGTCAATATGCTCGTGCAACTCGTCTCCATCGGTGTGCTTTCCAAGCAGTCCGCTACGGAGTACATCTACGAGAACCTCGGATTCGGCTCACTTGACGAAGCCAAGCGTCTGCTCCAAGAGGAACACGATGCCCTCGTGGGACAGAGCCAAGAGACCGTCGCCAACACCGACCCGAAGAATCCCGTCAACAGCGCAAGGCAGACCCTCGCACAAGTGACAAGTTAAACTATGACCATAGACCAAGTAACAGACATCCTCACGGGCATCAAGGGGCGGGTCACATCCGAGACGCTTGAGACCATACGGAAGATACTCGTCATCGCACAAGAGTACTCCTTCCTGGGGCAGAGGTTCACCTTCGACGCAAGCAAGGACTTGTCCGACCAAGTGAACCAACTCCTCATACAACTCTCGGACGCTATGCTCGAAGAAGCCGATGCGAGGACACTAAAGACGATAGAGAATGATGACGATGACGAAACCGTACTCGCGTGGATACACCGTGAGCGAGACGGAAAGACCAACGAGGAAAGAATGGACGGTCACGCAAGTTCGCTCAGGTTTCTCCTTGAGGGATACCTTGCCGTATCCTTCGCCAACAAGCTCACTAACGCCGACATCATCGGAGACGCACTGAGATTCCTCTCCAATCCCTACGGATGGCAACCGATGCAGGAGGCGTTCGCACACCCCGAAAGGTGGAGCAGCGATGTCATCCAGACCCGTGGCTTCCATTTCGGAAGGGGTAACGATACCAATCCCATCAATGCGATGGCGAATATGATACAGTACGAGGTCTTGGACGGATACAACCGTGGCTTGCTCTTGGAGTTCGGGCGTGACCCCGACATCATCGGCTACCGTGTGGAGCGTGGCTCCTCCTATGACTGCGAGGTCTGTGACGAAGCGGTCGCAGGGAGTCCGTACCCTCTGGATGTGCAGATATGCCCTCTTCATAGCCGTTGTCGCTGCAAAATGATACCCGTGTATTCATCGGAACTTTAACCAACATAGATATGGAACAGAAAGCATTTATCAAAAGACTTGCGATGTGGGTTGCGATAGTCGCCGCCGTCATCATCGCCATCATCGGACTCTGCTTCGGGCGAGTCATCGAAGGTAACTTGTTTGCCGAGGTCGCAAAGTGGATAGTGATGGGACTCGTTGTCATCGGTATCCTCGAAGGATTCATCTTTATGGGAGTCGGCGGCATACTCTACCACTTCGTGTATGAAAGGAAGCACCCTCGGCTGGATCAAGACTGACGGACTTCTCCACTTGGAGACATCCGCTCTCATCACCATCGCTCTGTCGCTCTTCCTGCCGTGGTGGGTGGCGGCGGTCATAGCCTTTCTCATAGGCGTGGTGAAGGAACTCTATGACAAGGAACACGGAGGCGTGGCATCGTGGCACGACATCGGTTGCGATGCTGCGGGAGTCCTCATTGGGTTGTTCCTCGCGTGGATATAAGATAAGGGCGTAACCATCACGGCTGCGCCCTTTCTCTTAACACTAAAATAACACCAAAACTATACGCTATGACAACGAAGGAAAATCACTTCTTTAGTCTTATCTCTAATGACCACAAAAGCCATCCAAAGTGGAGATACCACCGAGTAGAGAAATGCCACACCTCTATTTCGGGGATGATGGCAAAGAAAAACTCACGGTTGACAAAGATGCGGTCAAAGTAACATTTCATAACCCTACGAAGATCAACTCCTCGGCAAGAGGAAGCGTGTGTACCCAATCTATGAACTCGTGCCATTCGGGAAGCCGGTGGGTCGCCCTTTGTCGGCACATATTGCGGAGTGCCTGGTAAGAGAACATATCCACCTTCGTCAACTCCTTACCCATCGGTATCTCGCTCTTGGCTTTCTGCAACTCCTCGCCCTGCAATCCACGGCAGTCTATGTGCATCGTACTCTCGGAGAAAAGACGCTCGTGACCCGCACGGGTACATTCCGCTTCACACCACCAGTACACGGGAGCGGTGATTCTCGCATACGCAATAACACCACGCATCGGCTTGGCGTGTTCGTCACCACGGACAATCAGCTTCTGCACCAACTCTATGTCCTTCTCGTTCGGGGTCACTATCGCACCGTAGTTCAACTGTTCGTGTTCAAAGAAGAACTCGCACTCCCCCTTCACCCTCGGACTCTTGCCGAAAGGAAGACGGAGCGATGCGAACATCGCCATAAAGCCACTAACTTCTATCGTCTGTATCGTCATATCTATATTGTAAAAAGGCTCACGGAGTCCGCTTCTTATCGAATCTCAACGCTTTTGGAGCAGCCAACGGTATTCGCCATATCTGGTATCTTTGGGGTTTCCCCATTCCGCAAAGCCTATTATATCTCTATTTCGTTAACATCAACCCATACGCCATCGGCAATCTCAACCTTCATAGCCTTGCCTTGCTTGTCCGTACTCACCGTCAAGGCGTTCAAGACCGTCACGCTCTCACCACGGAACAATACCGTGTCGCCAATCTTCACCCGCTTGCTATAGAACTCACTTGCCGTCATAGTTTGACCAACTCATCCAACCCATAGGGGTGACTCAAGCCATCTTGGGCAATCCAAACCAATGCCATTGTCCCGCCCTCGGAGAATCCACGGATTATGCCGTGAACAGTATTGTCGCCTACAAGGGCAACATTGTCGCCACAACGGAAAGAGGGGTCGGCGGCAGATTGGAACTTGTACTTGTCAGGAAGTGGCATACCCATAGTGTCCTTTGCCATCACGCTCTTGCCCACCACCAAGTCACGCACCTGGGCATACAACTTATCCCGCATCGGGAACTTGGCACTACCACAAGGCGGCACATCAACACCACGCTCTATCATAGTGCTCAACTCCGTCATAAAATGCTCGTACTCCGAGAGCGTCGCACGGAGATTCAAAAGCACACCTATCTCGTCCTGTGTCATTCCATCCCCTCCTCTTTGCGTACCTCCTCCTCGGCCTCGGCAAGCTCACGCTCCTCTTGCAGTATCTTGGCATCCTCCTCGTCGGTCAAGTCATCCTTCAAACCATACAAGTCCTTGTGACGGTTCAAACAGTCACGCACCGCCCCCTGCAAGTCCGTCAGGAACTCCACATCGGGTACGCAACAGATGACATTGTACATCACGGCGGCATAGTTCCCAAGGAACACCTCGCCACCATCGTCCATCACCGAGTGTATCATCTGACCCGCCATCAACGCATCGCTCACACGGAAGGAAAACAAACCACCGATGTCCTGCAACTTGCAGTGCTCACGCTCACGAGAATAAACGAAGTTGCCGACACGACGGTCGCCCCTCTCCAATTTCAACTTGCCTTTCTTGACTTTCATTTCCTCTTCAACTTATTTCCGACCACCACGATGCGCGTGGGAACGCTTAAAGGGTAACACCCCGATTCTACCAACTTGTCAAGTGCCTCTCGCGCCGGTTGCTCAAGTGCGGGCGGTACATACAAGACATAATCTTGGTCTGTACGGACACGCTCCATCGCGCCCTCAAGGAATCGCAAGCAATCATCTACCGCACTCATTTCTCCTTGAACCAAACACTAACCTTGTCACGACGGTCGAAACTCGAACACGCCAAGTACTCAGGACAGTTCCGACTCGCAAAAGCACAACCCATACAAGCATCACGAGGCAACTCTATCTCACCACGCAACACAACCTCGTAACGCACACCCGCCAACTCAAAGTAATCCCCCACCGCTATCGTCCGACGCGGCGGAGTCGAACTCCGTATGCTCTTAGCACTGCCCATCACCCACAATTATAACGATTTTACAACAATATCACAATAATCAACATTCATTTTGTTGAAAAGTTATTGTACGACGATGCGATAATGTCCGTATCTTTGCATAAAGTTCTATCACGGGATTGGGGATAGACAGGAGTTGCAAACCTGCCGACAAGGACAAACCGTGGGTCTTTCCCCTACCCCTTTTTAACCACCACGGAAACAATACACCACGGTATATGAGAGAGATTACCTATTCGGAGAGAACATTCTTCTCCACAAGACTCGCCAACAGACAAGGTGTCGGTGTCAACGCCGCCATCGTTCACGCCAAGATCGCCTTCTTCGTAATGGAAAACAAAAAGGCGGGAAGAAACCTCATCGACGGATTCTACTGGACATACGCCACCCAGGAGGAACTCCACGAAGCCATACCATTCCTCACCGTCAAACAAATCAGACTCGCCATCCAAAAACTCAAGGATGCCAAACTGCTCATCACCGGCAACTACAACAAATGGAAAACAGACCGCACCATCTGGTATACCATACCCGACAAAATCCTCGATGCAGGATACCCGCAGAAAGATGACAAAAGGTAACTTTCCTCTTTACCAAAGGGAAAAATGCAATGTTACCAAAGGTAACTTTCCAATGTTACCAAAGGTAAAAATGGAATGTGACCAAAGGTAACCACCAATACCAATACAAGAACCAATACAAGAACCAATACCATACCACAATACAAGACCACAATATATCTCTCTCTTGCAACATTTTTCGTTTTTTGGCTTTTTAGCGAAGCTGATGACAACGCTCAAGGCCGCTTGGCCATCGTGCCTTACGGCACTGGAGTGTGAGATAACTTCCCTCTGTTTACTCTCCCATCATCGTAACAAAACTGTTACAAATCTCTACCTCCTCTCTATGTAACAAAAATGTTACATCGCTATCCCTATGGGATAGCCTACGCAT